GCCGGTGGTGGAGCAAGCTATTAAAAAAACTAAAAAATTAGATATTTATAACCAGAAATAAATTAGAATAAAATGCCAATATTAGACTCAAGCCAGATATTTTTTCAACCTTTTGAACCAAAACAAGCTAACAGGTTTGTTCTTTATATGGAAGGTATACCAAGTTTTATTATTAAAGGAGTAAGCGCAATATCACTTACACAAGGTGAAGTAGTATTAAACCATATTAACGTTTTAAGAAAAGTTAAAGGTAAAACAGTATGGAATGATATTACAATGACATTATTTGATCCAATTACACCATCAGGTGCACAAGCAGTAATGGAATGGGTAAGATTACACCATGAATCAGTAACTGGTAGAGATGGTTATTCTGATTTTTATAAAAAAGATTTAAGAATTAATGTACTAGGCCCAGTAGGTGATGTAGTTTCTGAATGGATATTAAAAGGTGCTTTTGTTAAAGAAGCTACATTTGGAGATTATAGCTGGGATACAGAAAATGAAGCAAAACAAATTGAATTAACATTAGGAGTTGATTACTGTGTATTAAATTTCTAAAAAAATTAAATATTTTATTAAAGGGAGCTTGGCTATGTCAAGCTCCTTTTTTATATTAATATTTATAACAAATTAAAAGTTATTAATAAATAAAAGATTATGGCCGAATTTAAGTTACCTACTGAAGAAATAGAATTACCCTCCAAAGGTTTATTATACCCTAAAGAAAATCCTTTATCAAGTGGAAAAATAGAAATGAAATATATGACTGCTAAGGAAGAAGATATTTTAACAAATCAAAATTACATTAGGAGTGGAACAGTAATAGATAAACTATTAAAATCCTTAATAATATCCGATATAAATTATGATGATTTACTTGTAGGAGATAAAAATGCCATAATGATAGCTGCACGTGTATTATCTTATGGAAAAGATTACGAATTTACTTATGAAGGAGAACCTCAAAACATAGATTTATCTTTACTTGAACCTAAAGAATTAGATGAAAATTTATATGAATCTGGAAAAAATAATTTTCTATTTACTCTCCCTAACACAGATAATAAAATTACTTTTAAAATTTTAACTCATGGGGATGAGAAAAAAATAGAACAAGAAATAAAAGGAATTAAAAAAATATCTAAATCTAGTTCTAATGATGTAACTACTAGATTTTCACATTTAATTACTTCTATAAATGGAAGTGAAGAAAAAAAAGATATTAGAGAATTTGTAAATAATTACCTTTTAGCTAAAGATGCTAGAGAATTAAGAAAACACTATCAAACAATATCACCAGATTTAGATACTAAAGTGTATTTAAATACATCTGATGGAGGAGAGGAGGAAGTTGAATTGCCCGTAGGGCTAAACTTTTTTTGGCCTGACGCCTGAAACAGCTGAAATTTATAGAAAAAATTTATTTGAATCTATCCATGAAATAGTTTTTCATGGGAAAGGAGGATATGATTGGGATACCGTATACAATATGCCCAGGTGGTTAAGAAATTTTACATTCGTAAAAATTTCAAAATTCTACGAAGAACAAAATAAAGCTATGAAGGGTAATGCTGAAAGATCATGGACTGATCCTGCCTTTAAAAATAAAGTAAAAAAAGAAAGTAAACAAAATCACCCTTCAAAAACTATTTCTAAACCAAATTTAAAATCTGGTACTTCATATAAATAATTTATTTTTTAAATATTTATAATAAACACAGTTTATATGGCAGATCCCTTTGGAAATATAAGTGCTCAAGAAAGGCTTAAAATAATGGCCGAAATTAATGAGGAAGCTAAAACTCTTCGTTCTATAGAAGAGGAGTATGGGAGACTTATTAAGGAAAGTGGAGATGCTTTAGAATCTAGAAGTGCTAAATACACTAGGGAAAAAAATGCCATTGAAAGTTTAAGTTCTTCAGTAAACAAAGATCTTTTAAATCAAAAAGACTTAGAAACTAAAATCACAAAAATTAAAAGGTCTCAATTAGATGCCGAGGTTCAAATATTTGTTCTTAAAGAAAAAATTAAAGCTGTATTAAATAGTAGCAAAAAAATAAATAATGAGGAAATTGATACTCTAAAAAAAGCTATAAGTTTTGAACAGGATAGAGCTAATACTTTAGCTTCAGCTGCCTCTAATGCTAATAAATTACTTGAAGAATCTAAAAGAATATCAAGATTAAATCCATTTAAAGGTTTATCAGAATTAATTACTGGAGTTCCTATTTTAAGTTCTTTATTAAAAGATTTGACAAATGCAACAGATGCCTTTAATGTTTCTATGAGTGATGGTAAAGGGTTTGCTAAATCTTTTAGTGCAGGATTTTTAGAATTTTTTAAACTAATATCAAAATCAGCACAAGTATTTGTAGTAAAAACTTTTATAGATGCATTTAAAAAATTAGATACATCTTCTGTAGGTTTAGCAAATCAGTTAAATATTAGCAAAATAGAAGCTACGGAACTAAAAACTCAATTTACAGCAGCAGCCCAAGCTAATAATGAATTATTACTATCTTCTTTTGATTTAATAGCTGCCCAAGTTAAAATAGGTAATGCTTTAGGCACTACAGGTAGAATAAGTAATGATATGGCTTCTTCCTTTACTATTATAACTGACAGATTAGGAGTAAGTGAACAAGCAGCAGCGGGATTAGCTAGTTTTTCAGCTGCTACGGGGATGAATTTTAGGGAATTTAGTGAAACTGTGATGGGTACTACTAAAGTGTTAGGGGTTCAAGAAGAATTTTTAGTAAATGAAAAGGATATATTTGAAGATATTTCTAAAGTTAGTAGTAATGTTTTACTTTCTATGAAAGGGCAAAACATTAGCTTAGAAAAATCAGCTTTCCAAGCTAGAAAACTAGGATTAACCCTTTCGGATTTAGAAAAAACCCAATCAGCTTTATTAAATTTTGAACAATCTATAGCTGATGAATTGTCTGCAGAATTAATTACGGGACAAAATTTAAATCTTGAAAAAGCTAGATTATTTGCTTTAAATAATAATTTGTTAGGATTAGGAGAGGAACTTGAAAAACAAGGTATTACTCAAGAAAAATTTACTAATATGAATGCTATAGCACAACAAGCTATTGCTAAAAGTTTAGGAATGAGTTCTAAAGATATGGGTGAGATGTTTGTTAAACAAAAAGCTATTCAACAATTTTCAAAATTAAGACTTAAAGATGAAAAAGATATAATTCAAGCCTTAAAAAAAAGAATAGATGCAGGAGAATCTGAAGCTAAATTAATAAAAGAATTTGGAGATAGTGAATTTATAAATAGAGCTAGAAATTTATCAGTACAAGAAAAAATGAATAAGATAATAGAAAAAATGTATGATGTTCTTGATAAATTTGTAAAACCTGTTTTTCAAACTATGGAAAAACTTCTTAATAAAATGGGAGATAAAACTGGGATAATAATAAAGGGACTAGGTGCTCTTGCTATAGGAGGTCCCATTTATAGGGGAATATCAATAATGTCAAAATTATTTGGAGGTATGGCTAGGAGTGCAAGAACAATACAAGGTAATATGCTTGCTAGTACAATGTCAAGTACTCTTCCTGGTAAAGGTATAAATCCTGGAGCAATGTATTCAAGTCCTATAGGACCTGTAATGAAAACAAAAAACCTTTCTAAAGCAAGTAGAATAGCTAAATTTGGAAAAGGTGGAGGTCTTTTTGCTTTATTAGGATTAGGATTAGATGCAGCCAGTAATTTTACAGATGATAGTTTAAGTGGAGAGGATGCTACTTTAAAAACTTTAGATCAAAATAAATTTACAGCAAGTGGGGCTGCTATTGGAGCTGGTATAGGGGCACTTTTTGGGGGTGTAGGTGCTTTACCTGGAGCAGGGATTGGTGCTGGTATAGGAGGAATAATGGATGCGTTTGCTCCTTTATTTGGAGAATATGGAGATAAAGTAGAAGGAGCTATAGATAGACAAACTCAAGCATTACAAAATACTCCACCTCAAGTAGTATTAAGTGGCACGTCTTTAAATCAAGTAGGTATACCAACTTTAAATGATGTACGAAGACTTCAATAAGCTTACTTTATTTTTTTATATTTATAATAAACATTTAAAATTAAAATTATGGGATTAGAAAATATGTTAACAACAGCAGGATCAGATTTATCCAGGGCTAATGGAGGAACCATTCCAACACCAATAGGTGCTACGGATCAATCAAAACTCCAAGATGAATATT